ATTTAGAGACATGGATGAGGGATCTAAGACAGCCTTAAAAGATGATGTAACAAGTATTAGTGCATGGTCAGCAACAGAGTTACAGAGTAGTTACACATTTAACCCATTCCCAGCACAGGCTCAAAAAGTGGCAGCTACAATCCGAGCCAACAAAGACAAAATACCTAACGTTACAATCGGTGGCAGTAAAGGCCGATTTAGTGGTGGGGCAGTATCTGGTCAAGTCTTATTTGGATCTGAGTTTGGTGGCCCAGCACCTTTTGCTAATGGTGGTCGCAGATTCCCTGAGCGTTCAGACTCCTCTGGGCGAGGCAACATAGGCTACGGCATATTTAAGAAGCTAAAAGAAATCCAGCCAACTCTTACCGCACAATGGAAAGAAGCCGTTGAGCGCCATGTAATAAAGAAATGGGATCAAAATGGCTGACGTTAGAACACTTAAACTTAATTTGCTTGCTGATGTAGATCAATTTAACAAAAGCATAAAACATGCTGATGACAGCACTAACTCTTTTAGCAAAAAAGTTGGCAAGTACTCCAAGGCAATGGCCAAGTCTTTTGCAATCGCAGGAGTAGCGGCAGGCGCTTATGCAATCAAGTTAGGTGTGGATGGTGTAAACGCAGCTATTGAGGATGAGAAAAGCCAAGCAACTCTGGCACAAGCGTTAAAGAACACAACCGATGCCACTGATGCCCAAATTGCTGCAACTGAAAAGTACGTCAGCGCAACTCAAATAAGATACGGCGTATCTGATGTAAAACTACGCGCATCCCTTGGCAGTCTAGTTAGAGCCACTGGCGATGTAACCGAAGCACAAAAACTTAATAATTTAGCCTTAGACATTTCAGCTGCTACCGGGCGAGACCTTGAAACTGTATCGCTGACACTGGCCAAGGCTTATGACGGAAACTTTGGTTCGCTTAAGAAATTAGGCATTCCACTTGATGAGGCAATTCTTAAATCTAAAGATTTTAACGTAGTACAAGGTGAGTTGACCAAGTTATTTGGTGGCGCGGCAGCTGCCAATACTCAGACTTACGCAGGCCAACTGGCCATTGTAAAAGAGCGTTTTGATGAGATGAAAGAATCTATTGGCGTATCGCTTTTGCCAGTGATGAAAACACTCCTTGAAAATGTAAACTTAATGGCTAAGGCTTTTGGTGGCGATGATCCCGAGGGATTAAGCGAGCGCGCTAGAGAATTGGCTGGGACTTATGACGGCCAAGGCGCTGGGGCATACAACCTTGGTTTGGCCTTGCGTAATGTGGCTGGTTCTTTTGCTGATGTCTTTGACACAATAAACGGTGATGGCCCTGAGGCAACTAGCACTTTGCAAACTTTAGCCGATGCACTTAACAAAGTAGCCAATGGCATTGATAGAATTGCATCCGCTTACAACACTGGCAAAGAGGCTTTGAGTTTTATTGGCCGCGCTGATAGCAGATTGCAGGACTTTTTAGGTGTGCCTCAATCAGCTCGTGGCCCATTGAGTAGGGCTGCAGGTGGCTCAGTTATGGGTGGACAGGCTTACAGGGTTGGCGAGTTTGGCCCTGAGATGTTTGTCCCAAGTGGATCAGGATCTATTCGCCCGGTAGACGGCGCAGGCGGTAACACAGTCATAAACATTAACGGCGTTATTGACGCCGAATCAGCCAGACGATCAATCGAGAAGCTGCTGCAAAACAGCGCAAGGCGCACAGGCCCAATCAACCTAGTTGGCGCAACACTGTGACAACTTATACGCCATACCCAAAAGTGGTATTTGCTGGCGCGGTTGAGTATGCAGATAACACAATCAGCAGCATAGGCATAAGCCTTGGTAGGCGTGACATCTACGAGCAGGCACAGCCCGGTATCGCCAGTGTTAGATTATGGACTGATGCAGACACAGCGCTAAACGTTAATCTGTCAGACAGTGTAGAGATCAAGATCCAAGACTCAACGGCGGCCTATAAAACTATCTACACAGGCATAATCTCAGACATTGATATCACACTAGATGCCTACGGCTCAGAGGGATCTGTGGCCATTTACAACATTACAGCCGTTGGCCCATTAGCACAGGTCAATAAGCACACCACAGGCGGGCTAGGGTTTGCCAAAGAGTTTGACGGCACAAGAGTATTAAACATCCTGTCAGATGTATTCCTGCAAGATTGGGATGAAGTACCGGGCGATCTTATTTGGTCGAGTGTTAGCAACATTGCAACTTGGGCTAACTGGGATGGCTCAAACATCACCCTAGTAAACGATCTAATTACCGACATTGACACACCCGGCACATACGAGCTGACTGCCTACTCTGGCGGCGTTACTGATGCCTTAGCCCTAGTCCAGTCAGCTGCCCAATCGGGTCGAGGTTTCTTATTTGAAGCACCTAATGGCTCGATTCATTACGACTCTTACGATGCCCGCGCAGTCTATGTGCCATTGACACTCACAGCTGATGATCTACTCGCAGCAGGCTTGCGTCAAGCCGCCCAATGGTCAGAGATTGTCAATGATGTGACGGTGACCTACAAAAACGGCCAAGAGGCTTACGCAGCGGATTACACTAGCCAGCAGTCTTATGGGCAATTAGCAGGCAATCGGTCAACCACATTAGAAAACGGCGCAGATGCCGAAACTCAGGCAGAAGCATTCCTTGAGTCTCGGGCGTACCCACGCACCTACCCCGAAGAATTGACGATTCCACTGCATAGCCCAACGGTTGGCGATGCCACACGCGATGCACTAATTGCCATGCTGGTTGGCTCGGCGGTTTACACTCAGCAGTTGCCAGCAGTATTTGGCACAACCTTTGACGGTTTCGTTGAGGGTATGCGCTGGAATTTAACAAGGTACACAAGCGACCTAACACTAGTTTGCTCGGCACTGTCCGAGACATACCCGCACAAAGTATGGCTGCAAATCGCACCAACTCTCACATGGGCAGGTTATACTCCTATTACGGAAGAATGGATGGATCTATAAATGGCAACAACCACACCAAACTACGGCTGGCCAGTACCAACCAGCACTGATTACGTTAAAGATGGCGCAGTTGCCATTGAGGCTTTAGGCGATGCCATTGATGCCACAGTTTTTGGACTTGGCACGTCAGGATTAACTTTGGTTAGTGCAACAACCGTTGGCAGTGCTGTTGCAAGCGTTACGATAAGTGGCGCATTTAGCAGCACTTATGACAATTACAAAGTCACTTATACCGGCGGGACTACTAGCGCTTCCAACCAAAATCTTTATGTGCAATTAGGCGCAACAACTACGGGATATTATTCAATTCGCTCGGGAATACGTTACACCGCCGCCGCATTTGATTTTGTGGATAGCAATAATGGATCAAATTGGACTCCGTCTGGTTGTATTGACACTAACCCAAATTTAAATTTTGATATCTTGCAACCAAATATGGCAAGAATCACTATGTTTGACAGTTCGTGGCAATCGGCAACTGGTATTGCTTTTGCTGCTGGTTATCAAAATTCAACTACACAATTTACCGCATTTACATTTACACCTGACACTGGCACATTTACAGGTGGAACAGTCCGCGTCTATGGCTACAAGAAATCTTAAGGAGTAAACATGGCAACTACAACCGCAAAACCAAATATTCAAATCGATGACTTAGTGCGCGAAATGACCACCGAGGAACACACCGCATACAAGGCACAGCAAACAGCAAACGCGGCACAAAAAGCCGAAGCAGAAGCAAAAGTGGCAGCGCGTGAAAGCGCACTGGCAAAACTTGCAGCGCTTGGATTAACAGCAGATGAGATCGCCGCGTTGTAATGGCATTACCAATCAAAGACAAGCCAATCAGCACAGTATGGGGTAAGGCTGGGAAGCACTGGTCTACTGGAAAACACACAGGCATTGACTTTGCCTGCCCAGTTGGCACACCTGTTTATGCAGTGCAAGACGGCACAGTGTGTGCAGGTGGCTGGGGTAAGGCTTACGGGGTATCTGTGCTGATAGATCAAGAGGCAATCGGCACAGGCGCAAAGCGTATTGCAGGCGGTTGGGCAATCTATGCACACTTAACCAAGTCTTTTGTAAAGCCGGGCGACAAGGTTAAGCGCGGGCAAAAAATAGCACTATCAGGCAACACAGGAAACTCCACAGGGCCTCACTTACATTACGAAGTCCGCGA